AGGCATATGCAGCAGGGGAATGGGTACAGTTACCAGAGAAAATCATACAGGCCGCTGAACGGCTTCGAGGGGTACAGATTGAGAATCGACCAGCAGTAGAATTAATACAAAGGTTTTGTTTTTCCAATGTCCTGATTTATGCAGATCCACCTTATGTTCTTAGTACTAGGCATGGGAAACAATATCGTCATGAGATGGATAATCAAGCACATGAAGAATTATTAGAGATATTGTTAGCCCATAAGGGACCTGTATTGTTGTCAGGGTATGAAAATGACCTGTATCATAGTCGTTTAAAGGGTTGGAGGCGAAAAGAAATCAGTTGTTATTCACAGGTATGTACTAAAAAGAAAGAAGTGTTGTGGATGAATTTTGAACCAGAACAGGGACAAATCAGTTTATTTGATTATATGTAAAAAAACAAAGGAAGAGAAAAAGGAAGGAGGGATAGGAAAAAATGGAGAAAAGACCAAGTGAAATCATCACTGAATTTTTAAATTTCCTAGAGACATCAAAGAATGAGTATGAATCTGCTTATGAGGAGGTAGGAAGGGAAGATAGTAAAACACAGACTTTTATCCATGATATAGAACTTGCGCCCAATAAAAATGAAAGGAATAAGGTTGCTACAAAGTTCCAACAAAGCCGCAGGGCTAGAAGGAAAGCAAAAGATAGGGTACAGTTATATGAGCAGGTATATCACTTTTATACAGACAAGCAGAACGCAAGTCTAATAAAGGCATTACGGAGATTGCAGAATGAGCAGAACGTCATGGAGAAATATTTATTTGGGGAATTTGTGCCCGTCGGATACCCGGGAGTTGGCAGAATGACGGAAAATGAAGCGATAGGGTGGCTAAGAGCCATAAGTGTGGCACAAAAAAATAGTCTGCATGAAAATAGTCTGGCAGAAAGAAAAGAGGCATTACATATTGCGATTCAGGCAATTTCAGAAATCCAGCGGTACCGGGCAATCAATACAAGTGTAATAGAAACACTGGAAAAATATGTTGAATGTGCTGAACAAAAGGCAGCGGAGTATGATGAAGCAGGAGATCTGATTGCGGTGGATATATTGGACATAGAAGCAAATGTATACCAGAATGCGATAGAAATTGTTAAGGAAGCAGGAGGGATTTTGAAGTGAGTATGTTATCGGAGCAAGCAAAGGAATTAAGGGAAATGGGAAAGAGACAAAGGAACAACGCAAAAGTAAGTGAAAAAGTATTTTTAGAGATTGAAAAAGCATTTCTGCAAGCCGCCGACACCATAGAAGCTTTATCTGCAAAACTGGCAGCAGCAAATAGAGAACTTGCAGAATATAAGGATTTAGAAAGACAAGGAAATCTTATAAGGCTGCCATGTAAGATGGGAGATACTGTTTATATGATATACAATCATTCAAAGAATCGAAGAATAATTGAGGAGATTAAGATAGATATGTTCTTTTTAATGCAGGCAGTCATGGAAGGAAGATTTGGCAAAACAATGTTCCTTACAGAGGAAGAAGCAAAGGAGGCACTGAAAGGAAAGTAAATAAGGGTTTAGCGGGAATAAATAAAGAATAAGGGGCGAATGTAGTTGAGGCATGAAGGAGCAAATTTAAAATATTTGATAGGGCAGTTAAATGATTTAAAGGCAGAAATAGAAGAAAAAGAAATAAAGATTCAGGGGCTTCAAAGAGAAATAGAAAAGATGAATCAAAGCAACTATTTAGAATCCGATTCGGTATCTTGTGGGAAGAAGGGGAAAAAGTCATTAGGAACCGTAAGAATCACAGGGTTTCCCTATCCATATTATGAGCAAAAGAAAAGGTTGTTGGAAAAAAGGATAGGTAATTTAGAAGAAAGGCAGCAGGAACTTTTAGAATTAATTACTATAATAGAAGAGAAGATAGAAGGGGTGAGTGATAGCAGGACAAGAAGAATTCTGGAATTGCGTTACATAGAAGGGTTATCATGGGTACAAATTGCAAACAAAGTAGGAGGCTCACCAGATAGTTGTAGAAAAACAAATGACAGATTTTTAGAAAAAAATTAAAGTTGTCCGTTTTGTCCGGTTTTTTTGTGGTATAATTAAAATAAAAAAATTGTGTCTTAAAAAAGTGCATGTCTTAAACAAAATTAAGTGGCAGATAATGTGCCATTAAAAGGAAATCAAACGAAGAAAGGTGAAAAGCCTTTCTTTTTTGTTTTTTCTATAAATGGAACCTGACTGAAAGGGGGAGGTGTTGCCAGATGGCAAAATTGACAGAGAAACAGAAAAGGTTTGTTGAAGAATACCTGATTGACCTGAACGCAACACAGGCCGCAATCAGGGCAGGTTATAAAGTAAATAATGCAAGAATTATTGCCGCTGAAAACTTATCAAAACTTAACATTGCGGAAGCGATTGAAAAAGCCCTTGCCGAAAGAAGCCGCCGAACTGGGGTAAATCAGGATCGGGTTATTCAGGAACTTGCCAAGATCGCCTTTATCAATGCCCCAGATGTAATTAATACAAAAGATGCCACTATAAAAGCAGGGGCGACATTTGATGATACTGCTGCCATTCAATCTGTAAGGGTGAAAGTGATTCCTACCAAGGAGGGGGAAGGAGTAGAACGTGAGATTAAATTAAATGATAAGTTAAAGGCCTTGGAGCTTCTGGGAAAACACTTAGGCATGTGGAAGGATAAATTAGATGTAGATATAAAAGTACCAATTATTTTTGAAGGGGAGACAGATATTGAGGAATAGTGAGGCGTTTCGAATAAACCTTCCAGCGATTGTCGGGAGAGGTTATAAAGACTTTTGGCACACAAAGAAACGATACCGTGTTTGTAAAGGTTCCAGGGGTTCAAAGAAAAGTAAAACAACTGCGTTGAACATGATTGTTCGGTTGTTCAAATATCCACAAAGCAATGGATTATGCGTTAGGCGTTATTCAAATACATTACGAGATTCTGTGTATAGTGATCTAAAATGGGCCATTCATCGATTAGGGCTTGACGCATATTTTGAGTGTACGGTGTCCCCTATGCAGATTACTAGGGTTGATACTGGGCAAAAAATTCTATTTCGTGGATTAGACGATGGATTGAAAATCACTTCTATTTCGGTTGATAAGGGCGTGTTATGTTTTGTGTGGATCGAGGAAGCCTATGAAATTACAAATGAAGATGATTTCAATAAGCTGGATATGTCAATCCGTGGTGAAGTGCCAGAGGGATATTTCAAGCAAATAACTTTAACATTTAATCCGTAAATTTTGCGGCTGTATTGGGTGATTGATACAGAAAACTCCTTTAATTCATGGGAAACCCTAACGTAAAGACGAGGGCAATCATGAGCCAAGTCAGGTGCAAATAACATTGATAATATAAATTGATTATAGTATAAATTATATGTACTATAAGAAGGAGATATTGCCAATGGAAGCAAAACCATATTTTATTTATCTTTTCCGTGTAAAGAAAACAGGAGATGTTATTTATGTTGGTTCAACCATTGTGCTGAATTTTACGGAATGACACAACAACAGATTTCTAATCGATTGAGAAACGGGGATAGTTTTATGTTTTGCGGAAAGCATTTTGAAAGGTGCAACGACTATCGAAAGCCAAAAGAGCACGATTAACGTTCTTTTGGATTAGTAGAGTAGTGGCAAGCGTCACGAAACAGGGAGAATCCTTTATAGGATTGTGATATAGTCTGAACTGTTGTGAAAGCAGCAGCGGCCGAAAAGGCGGCATGACTGTAGCGAAGTTATGCGAACATATTTGGGAGTGCAACGAGCTGGTTAAAGGCTCGTTTTTTTGATGTGCCAGAGGAAGATGTTTTCGTAAAAACTACAACATGGGAATGTAATGAATGGTTAGATGAGGCAGATCAGAATATTTTCTTAAAGATGAAAAAGAATAACCCACGCCGCTACCGTATAGAAGGAGAAGGGGAATGGGGAATTGCAGAAGGACTTATTTATACCAATGTAGTGGAAGAAGAATTCGATATAGAGGAAATCCGCAGGCGTAATGGGATTAAGTCAGCCTTTAACTTAGATTTTGGTTTTACGGACCCAAATGCGTTTGTTTGTGAAGTGGTAGATAATGCTGCTATGCGGATATACATATTTGACGAATGGTATCGAACAGGTGTTACGAATAAGATGATTGCAGAACAGATAAAGAAAATGGGATATGGTGGGCAGAGGATTATCTGTGATTGTGCAGAACCAAAGAGTATAGCGGAATTACAGGAAGAAGGAATTCGGGCAGAGCCTTCTAGGAAAGGGAAGGATAGTGTAAATCATGGGATACAGCTTATCCAGAATTATCAAATTGTAGTACATCCAAAATGCACAGAGTTTAAAAAAGAGATTAATAATTATTGTTGGGGTAAAGATAGAGATGGAAAATTGACCGATAAGCCAGATCATGAATTTTCACATGGAATGGATTCTATGCGGTATGGCGTCACTAGGATTCTGCTGCCAGATGCCTTTAGTTTTGATTAATGCTGCCAGAAGAACAACAAAGAATAAGGATACAAGGGGTGAAGGAATATGTTAGATTTTGTTGATTTTCTTACAACAAAAGTAAACAACCTAATCAAACAAGGGGCAAGAAGCCGCATGAGTGACAAGGAATTTCTGGAAAGAGAAATTGCCAGATGGAAAAACAGTCCTCAGCGGCTTTTACAAATAAAGGGATATTTGTATTATGAAAATGAACATGATATTTTGGCTCGGAAAAGAACCATGATAGGGGAAGGCGGAAAATTGGAAATAGTAGAAAATTTGCCGAATAACCGGTTGATTGATAATCAATATGCAAAAATGGTAAATCAGAAAGCCAATTATTTGCTAGGGCAGCCTTTTGTGGTAGAAGGAGAAAATACCCAATATGTGGAACTTTTAAAAGAAGTGTTTGGGAAACGTTTTATGAAAACCTTAAAAAACGGGGGAAAAGCTGCTTTAAATGCAGGGATTGCTTGGCTGTATCCGTACTATAACGAGATGGGGAAATTAGATTTTCGCTTATTCCCAGGATATGAAATCCTTCCCTTTTGGAAAGATAGTGAACATACGATCCTTGATTTTGCAGTTCGTCTGTATTTGGTGGAGGGATATGAAGGAATAACTCCAAAAATCTATGAGAAGGTAGAAATTTATGATTTGCAAGGAATCCATAGATTTTACTTAGAAGGCAGCAGGCTAGTTCCTGATATAAGTACAGAGGAAGAAGAATATGAAATGTTTTACGAATTTTATAGAAATGTTTTTAAAGAAATACAATATTTCATTCAAGATAGTGATATTCGTAAAATAGCTTATGATATAACTTATCATGATGAAAAATATAAAATGTATGATAAGGTAAAAGAAGAG